AGCACCCGCATAAGCCTCGACGATTTTGGCGATTATGGTTGCGGGTTTCGATGCCGGGCCGACCGACAGGCCAAGGTCGGCGGCCATGCCACGAAGCGCCACCACCTGCTCGGGCGTGATTGCTTCGACGCTTTGGGCTCCAATCTGTTGCAGGACGGAAGCCGTGTCGTACGTGGGCACAACGCTATCTACCTCCACAGGTTCCGCACCGCTTTTTTTTTGCGGCGTGGCCTCGGTGACGGGCGCGGCGGCGCTCATCGTGCGGCGGAAGGTCGTTTGTTGGCCGCGTGGGGGCACGAAATCAAACGAGCCGCCGAAACCACAGGGTGCAGCATATTGCGGCATATAGATGCGCATTAGGCGGATTAGTTGGTTAGCGTAGTCAACGCGGATTTCGCGCTGCTGCACCATGGTGTCGAGCGTGTTTTTGAACTGGGTGATTGCTTCTTGGTGCTTCATAAGGCAAATTTATTTAAGATTAAACAGAAATTACTTGATTGTGTCGGGGCTTCGCCGACAAATTCTGCACGGCCCAATAGCGGAGCGCGTCCAGCGCGTGGTCATCGGACGCGCTCGGCTCCTGTATGGTCTTACCCGTGGCCGCGTGGAGCTTCCATTTGTACTGACGAAACTCGCGGTTTAGGTTATACCCAATCGCGCGGATAGGGTATTGCGCCAGCGTTTGGATGCCGTACAGTACGGAGTTCGGCCCCTTCTTCGCGGCGGCCACGTTGTAGCCATAGCGGCGCAATTCGGTTATCATCTCGGGCCGCGCGCCGTCAGCCCAAATGGGTAGCCGCTTGGACACGTTTAACTCGGCCAGCCGCTTCACGAGGGCCGTCATAGTGAGGCCGCTCTCGTAAAGTAACTCTTTTGCGTACACTATCTCGCCGTGTTCGCAACATTCCACGAGCGCCAGCGGATCGGTGTAACCAAAATCAAGGCCGTAACCCAAACGGCGGCCACCATCGGGGAAGGTTGGCCACGTTTCAACCCGGGGATAGATGAGATTTTCGGTGCCGCCAGTTCGGCCTTCGGCATACACGCGGCGGAAATTCTCATCCCGGGCGGCCCGCTCTTCGATTGAGGCGCGCACCTGCTCTGGCAAATACGGGTTATCTTGATAGGTCGTTCGGCAAAACGTCCCATCCGCCAGCGCCTGCGCCCTATAAATCTCGTGCGCCCAAAACGGCGTATCGGGGTTGTAGTCGATTATCGCGGCGACGGAGGTACGCATTTTAAGCTGCGAGAAAATCTCGTGGCTAATACCCTGCGCCTCATTTACGAATAGGATATCCCGCTTACCTGCCTTTGCGTCCTGCGCCGTTTCGTAGGAGGTAAACTGGATTTTGGCACCATTCTTAAAGAGATACTCCTTATCCGTGCGGTGATAGCGCTCAATACCTTCCATAAACGTTTCCGCGATGCGCTCCGCGTCCAGCAAAGCGCCCTTTTTCAGGTTCGGCACGTCTTGGCCCACCACCGTTATCACGGTCGGCTTGCCGTTTACCGTCGGATTGTTGACGCAAAACGCAAACAGCGCTTGGATGGTGGAATAGGTCTTGCCCGACGAAGTTCCGCCCTGCAAGATAAGTACCGGCACGGCTCCATATTGCCCCACCTGAGCCGCGGCGATGCGTTCCCATACCCAGCGAAAGATGGGCGATGTGACTACGTGTATTTTGCCGTTAGTCATCACTCGGCAGGTCGGCGTTAGGAGCTTGGATAACGACTTGCAACGGCACCATTTTGCCGTCGCCGTCCACGCCTGCCACCTTTTGCGTGGCTTTGCCGTGGGCACGGTCGAGCAGCGTCTGGACCGCATTAAATCCTTTCTTGCCGTCAAGGATTTCGCGGGCCGTGATTTGCAGAATGATAGGCCGCTTGGGGTCTTTGGCTATGTCCGAAAGTTGGTCTTTGTCAAGGCTCAGTAAATACTCGATTGACGCGGTCACGTCAACGGCCTTCACGGGTTCGTGGCCCGCGGCCTTCATCTCTTCAATGATAGCCCGCACGCTTTTTTTAGGCCGTCCTGTGGGGTTTGCGACCTCTCCCTTCTTAAAGGGCTTCAAGTGTTTGTTTTGGGGCCTGTCGGACACTTTTTTTACACTATTTTGAATTATAACAAATTACCTCCGCGAACGTTCGCCCACGGAGGTAGCCAAATAAAAGAAAAAAACAAACTGTTCGCAAATCTGAGTGTGTTATTTTGTTCGAGGCGGGAATGAGTTACAAAGATACGATGTTTTCGTATTCGGCCGCTGCTGCTTCGATAGCCTTAAAAATTTGGTAGGCTACTTGGGGAACGATTGCGTTGCCGTAGGCCTTTACGCTTTCGTTTCGCCACTTTGAAAAGGTAATTCCGTCCAGTCCGCCGGGAACCCCATCATTTCGGCCACAAATCGGGGATTTAGTTGGGAAGTTGTCCCAGCATCCGGGCTCGCTTCCAAAATTCTTTTCACTATGCTGTCGTTCCGGCTCGCTTGGCTCGGTGGCAACGTTGAGTTTTTCATGTCGCTGGCCGTTGGCGTTGGCAGCATCCCAGTTACTACCCATCCAGCTATTGCTTCCTCCAAATTCGCGTGATTGCGGTTCGCTAACTTTTCGCTGTTCAAGTTGCAGCCGTTCACCTTGTTTGCCCTGGGCGTTGGCAGTAAGCCCCTTTGATAAACAAATCCCGTTAGAACCTCCTGTGCCAGTGTTCCGCTGTTGCCAAAAACCTGTTCTTTCTTCGTTAAATTCTCGGCATAAGCATCTGCCGCGCATGGCGTTTTTAGCAACAAACCAAACCCTTTCTCGCCTGTGCGGGGCATTGACACCGCACGCAGGTATAATAACGGGCGCGACTTGATAGCCAAGATTTTCCAAGTCAGTGCACACCTCGTCGAATACCACGCCGCCGTTCCAGTTAGTGATGCCGCGAACGTTCTCTCCCACAACGAAACGCGGGGAAACCTCGCTAATAACTCGGAGCATTTCGGGCCACAAATGGCGCTCATCTTCTTTGCCAAGTCGCTTTCCGGCGCTGCTGTATGGTTGGCAGGGAAATCCTCCTGTGAGAACATCAATTCGGTTTGCATAATGTGTAAAATTGGATTTCTTAATGTCGTGAAAACTTTCCGCGTTGGGCCAATAATGTTTCAAAACACGTTGGCCAAACGGGTTCCATTCGCAATGAAAAAGGTTTTCCCAGCCCATCCATTCGGCAGCCAAGTCAAACCCGCCTATGCCGCTGAATAATGATCCATGAGTTAAAATAGGCTCCATAGTCAGTTTGTTACTACGTTCGTGTATTTGCTCAACCGATGCGCGGATTTCGCTCTCATCAGCATCATTAGCGCCGAGCGGCAGTCCTCCGATTTTAGCGCCTCGGCCACGCGCTCGGTGGCTTTGGCCTTCGTCAGGTCGTACACGTCAACCAATGCAATGCGCCGCTCGTACACCGCACCGCCTTTTTTGTTCGGGGCGACCTCGGTAACGGCCTTTTCGCCGTACTTGACGCGGAACATATCCACGGCTATTTGGCTTATCGCTTGGTTTTTGCCTACCCTGAGGCCGACGGCGGCGGCCTGTCGCGCATTCATCCGCGGCGCAAGGTGATAAACCGCGCTGTCAAGGTTCGAGTTCTCGACGCAAACAAAAGCGGCGGCGGGTGCGTCATTGGTCATCCATCCGAGAAAGGCCAGAGGGTTGCGGAACACGATAAAGCGGAGCGGCTCGGTCGCGTCCTCGGGGTCGTAAATCGCGGCAGCAAAGCCGTTATCGCGGAAAGCGGGGTCAATGCCAATCAGTATCATTTCTTCCTCGGTTTGGGTTTCAAAATCGGTTTGGGCGCGGTCAATTCCGCCAGTTCGCGTTCGAGTTGGGCGATAACGACCTCGATTTGCTTGCAGCGTGCTTCACTGGCGGCTTCGTGTCGTGCCAGCGCTTCCTCGGGCGTGGTGCCGTTCACGGATGTAAACCAGTCCAGCTCGGCAGGGGTCAGCCGTTCGGCCTTCTGCACGGCGTGAGCATCACGGAGCGAGGCGATGCGGGCGCGGATGCGGTCAATGCGTTCCATCAGAGTACAAGTTGTGGTTGTTGCGAATAGCCGAACGGCATTTCTCAAACAAGACCAGCCCGATTTCGTGTTTGTCGGTGTCCAGCTTTACGCTGTCAACGGCTTTTTTAACCTTTGCGCGGCTGTGGCCAGTAAAGTCGGCGATTACCTGCAAAGTAGCCGTGTAATGGAAGCGCTGTTTTAGCGTCGCGATAAAGTGCTGCGCAAAGTCGTATTGCTCGAACATTTGCGCTGGTGTGCACTTCCAAACGTCCGCCAAACAAACGGCCAGCAAACACATTTCTTGGTTGACCGTCAATAGCCCGTGACCCTGCTCAACGGTCTTTTTGAGCAGGGCGAAGTCGGTGCGGCGGCCAAGTGGACAGTCGGCCACCTCGAACGCGGGAAAATCAAATTCAAAATGGAAGGTCATCGGAAAAGTCGTTAACGATGGGGCGTTGCGTTTTTGCGGTCACAGGCTGTTGAACTGGAGCCTGTGGCGGTGCCGCTTGCTCTTCTTTTGCCGGATAGTCGAGAATATCAACCTGCACGACCTTGAACTCGTGCGCCGTTTGCCGCGCTCCGTTGGCCTCGTATTCGCGCGGCTCGTACATTGCTTGCACGGCTATTCGGTTTCCTTTGCGCGCCCAGCGGACGAGAATGTCGGCCGTCTGCGAATAGGCAATACACGTGGCCCACGTCGTGTTTTCCTGCACGTTGCCGTCTTTGTCCTTCCAGCGCTTGGACATTGCAAGGCGGAAGCGGCAGACGGTTTCGCCGTTGTTCATCTTCTTACTTTCGGGGTCGGCACCGAGGCGACCGATAAAGGTTACTTGGTTCATGATAAAAAAATTGGGGTGAAAAAATTAGTATGCTTTGCCGTGCTTGGCCTCCCGCGTCGCGTTGTACGCCAGCTTTGCACGGACGTGGCCGTCAATGTCGATACCAAGATAGCCGCAAAGGTCAAAAAGGCGGATAATCGTATCGGCAATTTCGTCTTCCATGCTGTCTTTTACGTCGGCTTCAAACGCGACCTTGAATAGCTGCTGGGCTGCCATAAAGTGGGATTTTTGGACACGCGCCAGCCGTTCGGGTGCGCAGCGCTTGCCATTGCGGTCAGCCTCGACGGCTTCGGCAAGCTCCGATACTACCAGCATAGCGAGGTGGGGAAACGTGCGGGGCACGTCGTAAAAGCCCCGGGCTGCGTTGCCCGCGTGGATTTCCTTTGAAAATTCGGTTAGGTTCATTTGGTGTTAAAATTTATGGATGAAAAACTCTGCATTCTTTTCAATCAATCGCGCCGCAAGATACGCTTTTTCAATTCCTGCGGCGGCGTTTTCAATTGCTTTTGTGAGGTCGGCGGGTGTTACCACGCCAGTCGTGTAACGTGCGTCTTTGCGGCCCTCCCCCATTGCGCGGCCGCGTTCGGCTTCGCGTTCGGCCTCAGTCAAATTAAGTAGCCCGTGAGCCTTGACAGCGTCTTGGACCTGGTAAATCCAAACGGCTTTGGGGTCGAGGTCGGTGCGCGGCGATTGGTTGCGCTGGATGGCCAGCCAGTCAGCGGCGTATTTCTTAATCTGTTGGCGGATTAACTCGAGTATTTCGGGCGATGGGACGCGGTTGGCGCGTTCCTTTTCCTCCTCTGCTTTTTTGGCCTTTTCCTCCAGCTTAATTTGGGCGGCCACCAAGGCCCGGCGCTTGGTCTCGATGTAAGCGGAAAGCACCTGCCCAAAGTTGGCGGCCGTGGGCACGAACGAAAACTCCACGTCGAAAAGTTGGCCAGCGGCGGCCAGCCTAAAAGCGATGTTCATTTCGTCCACCGACAGCCGACCGATTGGGCCCTCAGCCATCATATCCACAATCACATCCACGGCGTGCGAATTAACCTGCGAACGGACATAATACGCGGAAATAATTGGTTCGAGCGCTCGAACGCGGTCAATCATAGGCAAATTTCGCATTTGATGGGCGCTGTGGAGCGATTTCGAGAACGCGGCGACCATTGCGGCGGGTTGGCCGCTTTCGTTCATTAGAGCGCGATTTACGGCCTCGGGGTTGTATTTGGTCAAACTCGACATTGTTTTGGGTTTTTGAGGGTGAATTAAAGTCGGCCTTCACGGGCACGGCGCTCGAGCATTTCGGCAACCGATGCCTGAAAGTTCAAATGGTTTTTTTGGTCAATGGTCATTTGGGCGGGGTCGTTGGGCTGAACCAGCGAACGGTCTTTCAAAGCCTGCTTTGCCATATCGAGGTAGCCCCAAAAATTACACTCCCGCGTTAGCGTCGTCGGGCAAAGGTGGATTTTCATTTTTGCATCGTTCAACCACTGGACGGTTTTCAGTTCGTGAACGAGCCGAATGTCCTCAAAAATCGCACCTTTCACTAACAGACGTTTATATAGTTTCGTGTTGTGATCTTTGATTTCAAACTTTCTACCCGTGAGGTTATTCAGGTTTTCCACACAGGCGGCAGCGATTTTTTCCAGTTCTTCATTCTTCTCATTTTTTTTGGAAGAGGAAGCGGCGCGGCTACGCGCGATGTTCTTTTCTGATGTAGTATTTACTTCTAATATTTCTATCTTATCTTCTTGATCTAATATATAGTCGGGCCTTTTTGTACATACAGTATGGCTAATTTGTACATTCTCTGTGGCTAAATTGTCCGTACCGTGTGGCTTTTTTGTCCGTACCGTACGGCCTTTTTGTACATTCTCAGTACGGCTAATTTGGCCAAACCCATCTACGTTTTCGGCGAGCTTATAGTGCGTCAAATTTCCCAAGCCTTGGGTAACGGTAATAAGCAGTTCTGCCGAAATTAGCAAATTAAGGGATCGTTCCAGCGGTCGCCGTGTCAATCCGCAGCGTGCCGCTAATTTTGGCAAAGGAAGATAAAACCAACCATCGTCCAAACCTTCTTTGTGAAGCTCCTTAAAGGCCAGCAGTTCGGCATAAACCCGGGCGGCATCATTGCCCAACGCGTTAGCCAGTTCGCGGTTGATGGGCACCCATCCGCCGAGGTCTAAAAGTTTTTTAGTTGTCATACGGGGCAATAAAAAAGGGGCCAACGCTCCTACACGTGGCCCCATCGCAGGTAAAAAAATTTACCCACAAACGGCCACAGGTAGGAGGCAGTGGCCGCTTGGTATTACAAAGATAATGCGCTTTTCAATTCGCGCAACAAATTCCTAATTTTTTTAATAGTCCCGCGCGGGAGTTCACCAGCGCGGGATTTTTTTTCACTATTAACCCTAAATCTTCGTGGCCAGTGCGGGAATCGAACCCGCTGAACCATTCTGGCCAAAAACCCGGGCGGGAGTTCACCAGCCCGAGTTAGTACTATATACCCTAAAAATCTTTCCAATTAAAGCCGCCGCGAATTTACACCCACGGCGGCGGGCAAACTTCACTAACTAAACCTTTCTTGATAATTCTTGGATGTATTCGCGACAGGCTTCGACCTTGTCGCGGATTGACAAAATGGCTGCATCGTCGCGCCCGACAAAAAACATCTTAAAGCGCAGATTTGTGGGCACATCGTCATACGTCATTTTGCGCATAGCGTCGGCCCACGTGTCGTCCGTGTTGCCGCCAAGCCCACGGGAGTAGGACATACGCCGCGCCTCGTCCATTATTAGGTCGTCGGGCGCATTCATTAGGCAGTAAAGCACGGCGGCCTCGGTTGCGCCAGTCAATGCCATATAGCCTTGCAGTTGCCAGTAGTAGGCTTTGTCGGGCTCGGTTTCAAACAGCGGGAAAGTTTCCCAGGACCACGGGCTTTTGATGTCGTACACGGCGCAACCGATAAGCAGGTCGGGCGTTCCCCTCATCCAGTCGTCCGCAAAACTCGTTTCGTTCTTGAACCACAGGCCGCCCGGCTCCATGATCGCCTGCGCAAAATCAATCGCGGCACCCTCGACGGCGTTGCCCTTTCTCATTTGTACGGTATTGACCTCCGCGCGGCGGTCGTATAGTTGTTCCTTCAACCACATTTCGCAATACGTTTTCGCGGTCTCGGATAGCGTGGCCCCCTTGGTTCGGGGGGCCGTCATGATTTGCCCAATGGCTGAGCAGCGTATTTTGAATTCCATGGCTTAAACGGTTTGGATTGAATAATCGGCAACAGCCTGTACAATCGCGGCCTCGGCTTCTTCGGTGTGTGCAAATTTACTCCAGACCTGAGCAATTACGGCGCGGCCAGTGGCGATGGCCCGCACCACTTGGTGGAATTTTTCGCCACCGATTTCCAATTCCGGCAGCGCGGGAGCCGTCGGGATGCCGCTGGCGATTTCGCGGGCTATCTCGATTTCGCCCTCTGCTAAAATGCCGTTTGTTACCTCAGGGAAAGCCATTCGCAGGGCGTGCGCTTCAGCCACTTTGGAAATCATTTGAAAGGGCATTAGCTCCCAGTTGCTTGGGCTTTGGTTTTCAAATTTGCGCGGCTTGTAGAACTCCCCCATCACGACTGTCACCGTGAACGGGCAGCGGTTGCCCTTTACGAATCGGTACACGGTCGCCGTGGCCGTGGCTGGCATTTGGCCTTTCACGTATTGCGCAGCGGTCTTGTGTGATCCGTCGGGCAGCAAGTCGAACTTAATAGGGTCGCACCCGGCAAAGTCGCCGGTACGCGACGCGATTTTGCGCAGCCCGTCTTTGCGGACATAGGGCCCATATTTGCCGCCGCCCAACGGGATTAGTTCAATTTCTTTTAGTCGCGGATCAAGGCCGACCGATGCGCAAACACCGGCAAAGATTGACACTTGAGCGGGCGGGCACTTTTCGGGTATGATTCCAGCGGCTGCCAGTTCGGCGATTTCGGCCTCCGTCAAACGCGAGGCGGTTGTAGTTGTGAGTTGGTTGGACATAATGATAAATTTTGGAGGTTATGGAATGTAGTTGTAACAAGAATCTTCGTCTGTGTCGGCGCTGTGGTAGTGGCTGTAGTCCATAGGGCCGACCAGTTTAACGCTGTATAGTAGCGACATTTTGCTGGCAAATTCAGCGCCCACGGCTACGCCCAGCCAAGTCGGGTCGCTAATCTCGGGCGAACCGTTGGCGGGAACGTAAAGCTCGCAAGTGTACACTTGATTGGCATAGCTGCGCACGCGAAACAATACACCGCTGCTTGCCGTGCTGTCGAACTTGGGGATGATGTTGAAATGTGCGCCTTCGGCAGAAAGTCGGAACACAAAACAAATGTGCGTCGGCTCGGTCGCGTAGTTGTGGCGGAACAGTTGGCTGGGGGAAAGAAGGATTTGGGACATTGTGTTAAAGTTTGAGGTTATGGAATTAGATGAGATTGGTATAAGGGTCGTATTCGTCGTGGTAATACTCAGCTGCAGTAGGTATCCAGCAGTCGGCATCGATATTCTCGAACTCGAACTGGCGGCGCTCGGTCGAACGCTCGGCCACGTATTCGGCCACAATGCGGTCAAGGTGCTTTTCGTCAAAGTTAATCGCTTCGTGTTCGATTATTTCGACCTCGTCGCCGCTGCCCGGGTGCCAGTTGTCCGCTGGGCCATACGTCACCGCTGGCTCGCCGTATATGATTTTCGCGGAAACTTTGAAAATGGCCTCCACTTCGTGGCCGTCGATAATCGTCTCGTGGTAGAATGTCGCTGTGTGTAACATGATGAGATAGGTTAAAAGTGAAAAATACGTTTGCCGCCCGAAGGCCCCGCAAAGTTAAAAAACTATTTTTAATCTGTGTAACTTTTTTATTAAATTTTTTTAATTTATTTTTTGGAGCATTAAAAAAGCCCCGATTTCTCGGGGCTTCGTGGCTTACTCGACTGGCTTCCAAAAGCTGCGCCCAGTTTCTTTGTGGCGCTCAAAATAGGCATTGCGGTACGCCGCCGTATCGGTGACGCTCACCGTGTCGGCCCTGCATCCGCACGGCTCAGGGTCGCCCGGATCGTGCAGCGAAATGCAAGGAACGAACTTGGTAGGGTTTTTTTTGCCGTCAATACTGGCGATCGTGCAGGCGGTCACAAATACTTCGACTGCGATTAAAAAAGCTAATAACTTCCACATGGTGCTATGAATTAAAGGGTGAAAAAATAAAATTAGAGGTCAAGGCGGTCGCGCCCGGCTGGGGTCAGGTAACGGGCGATTTGTTCGGCGTTGTGGCGGTTGGCAATGTCGTCAAGAATTTCTTCAAAGCCATCGTAGCCGCCAACGCAGGAGCCAATAAACTCGCCTGTTTCTTTGTTGTTTTCCCATCCATAAACGTGATACACGTTTTTTTCATCAGGTCTTTTGCTTAATTGGTAGCGGTAAAAAGCTCCCACAGCGTAGCCGTATCTATCAAATTGCAGCGGTTTAATATATGGATTCATTTTTTCGGGTGTTTGCGCGGCCTTCCAACGGGCCGCTTGGTAATGTGTTGGGGTGTTTCGAGGTGGAACCAGCGCACGCGGCCAGTTTTGCGGGAGTTTTCGTCGGGGCGCCATTCCCATAGGTGCCGCGGTATGCGACCGATTAGGGCGTAAAAGTTTAGCCGGTGGACGTAAATGCCCCACGCCCGGGCCGCGTCTTTAATGTGTAACACGGGGTTTGGTTTGAGGTTAAAAGATTTCGTCTGGGTCAATCGCCGCCAGCCGGGCAACGCCAACGTTGTAGCCGATTGTGAATAGGCACTGGCACTTTTCGCGCGGCGTGGGGTCGTCCTCGAGGGTGGGCAGCTCAAATAGCTCGGCGGGCAGAACTTCGTTGCCCAAGATAACTTGGATTTTGAATTGACCCGTCGGCAGGCCCTCGATAGAGATAGCCGTTTGGCAGTCGGTCGTGTCAATGTGGATAAAGCCGACTGGTGGCAGGTCGCGATAGAAGCAGCGGTAAACCATGATGTGTAAAGGTTAGGGGTTAGTGAATTAAATTGAAACTTGTTGGCCGCTCAAAACGTCCATTGTTGCGCGGTCGGCTATGCGCTCAATTTCGGCACGTTCGCGCCAGTCGTTAAATTGTACATTGAAGACTGTGCAGTCGGTCAAATACATGGCGCGCATTTGAACGCCAGCGATGGAAAACAACAAGTTGCGGTTGTTGAGCAGCTCCGCGAATTTGTTGGCAAGGCTCGGATGGACGAAGATGGAAGAGGTGGTCATGATGTGTAAAAGTTAGGGGTTAATGATGGTAGCTTGGTAAGCTGGGGCAAAGATAAAAAACTATTTTCTTTCCCTGCAAGTTTTTGAATAAATTTTTTTAATAAATTTTTTGCTTTACATTTGTGGCCATTCTTTCATCCTCAAACAACCCCAAAATGACAGACCAAGAATTACACAAAGAGGTGCTGCATTGCATCACGGCTCACGGCTCCTATCACAAGGCCAGCATCGCCACGACAATCAGCAGCCCGACGCTATTTAACTGGCGTAAACGGCTGCCAATCCAATGCCGTGACCTCTTGAAAATCCTTCACGCCTCTGGCAAAACCATCAAAATCGTACCCCATGGAGAAATGGCTGCTATTGATAATCGGTAACGGCTGGGCTTTTATGCTTTGCGGCAAGCTCATCTATGACCTGATGACAACGCCAAAGCCCCAGCCCCCACCCCGGTACACCATTGAAGAAGAACGCGTTTTTTATTTTGATAACGAAAACCCCAACACCAAATGAAAAGATTTTATCGCATCACGGCCTACGGTGCCTCGCTTTACGGCGCTATCGACAGCGCTTTTGTAGTGTTTTGCGCGGTTTACGCAACCTTTATCCAGTTCGCCCCTTGGCAAGTGGCCGCTGCGCTTGGCGGCTTGGCCGTCGGGCTTATTGCCATGGCCATAGACTACGGCCTAATGCAAGGCCTGCAAACCTTTTTTGGCCGCTATTATGACCAGCAGCAAGGCACCCACAAAGGCCTAATTATGCGCTGGAGCTTGCTATTCCTTTGCCTTCAAATAGCGGGCACCACGGGGCTAACCATTTACGGGCGGCAGTACGTCACGCGGGCGGCGGTCGCCTCCCCCATTATGGGCAAGGCGGATATGACGGAGGCCAACAAGCTGTACGAAATAAACCAAGGTTTATCCGACCAACTTACCCGCCTAAAAGCGGCGGAGCGGAAAGAGCTGGATGCCGCCGTGGTCAATCCACAACTAACGACACTTGCCAAAGAGGGCAACAACTGGGCGGCCACTGAGATCAACAAAAAGCGCAAACGCATAACGGACAAATACGCGTCGGAGCGCCTCAAAATCGAGCAGCAGATAGCCACGAATTTGAGCGCCCAACAGGCCGCAACAGCGACCGCGGGGCGCGTGGCCGTTGCGCAGTACGAGCAACAACTGGGCACCTACGACACCGCAACAGCAACACTCAACACGTTGCAGTTGTGGCTGTCGTTGGCCTCAACCGGCTTGCTTATTTTGTCGTCTTTGCTTTACGCATTGGAAGAAGTGTATCAAAAAGGCCAAGCCCCGTCACCCGACAAGGAAGTGTATAAAGGCCCACGCCGTTCGCCGTTCGGGTTTTTCCGCCGCACCGGTGGAGCCGTGGCCGTGGCTCCCGAGGCGGCCCCATCCGCGCGGGTGTCGCTGAACGCCCGGGCCGCCGTGCCGTCCGCTGCCTACGTTCCGCCAGCGCCCAAGACAAAGCCAGCGCCGCAAATAGTGTTTGAGGGCAAAGACTTGGTGCCCGACGTGCCCCGGGCCGTGGCCGTGGCTACGTTCGGCATTAGCGATGTACGGCAGCCACTCGACAATCCGGGCTGGCTTTCTTTCGTGCAGCGCATCGAAGGCCGGGTGCAGGACTGCCAATACGAAATCGCCGCCTACAAAAAAGCGCTGCGGACGTATTGGAGCGCGCTCGACAAACTGAATAGGGGGGAGGGCACGGGCCGCAACCCGCAAACGGTGGTTTACAATATCGAAAAAATGGAAGCCGTCCTACACGCGGCAGGCGTTCAAAGCGAGACGCGGAAACGCTTGGCCACGAAAAAGGCCACGGAAGCCGCCTAAATTGGCTCACAATCGCTTATCTTCGTAAAGTCGAGTATTTCCCCACCTCTTAAATTTTGGCGTATGGAAATCGTATTTATAGCGGTCATTTGTTGGCTGCTCACAATTGAGGACTAAACAAAAGCCCCCCGCAATGCTGCGAGGGGCTTTTTTCATACACCAAATGAAGAGAAAAAGACTACAGAAGTACGCTAATCAAAGCAATTTTTTCGAGGTCGCCGAAATGCGCCCAGTCTTTGGGGTCGGTATTGTCGTAGCGCCAAACGGCGGGCGGCTTGGTCGGGTCGTTGTCCACGTGAATAGCCGTGGCCATAATGCCAAAGCGCCTAAAACCAATATCGTACAACTCCGCCAGCAGCTCCTTTTTTTCCGCAAAAGTGGGGGCGGCAATGTCCACAGCGTAGCCCGTCAGGTGGCTGCTCGATTGCGCGCCACCCACGGCGCGGTTGCGCTCGGGCGTTCGGAAGCCCGATGTGATTTTAATAGGTCGGCCCAGTCGGTGGCGCACCTCATCGAGCATCCCGACGGTGCTGCACTGCATGTTTTCGCCGCTGCCGGGTGCGGTGCGGTCGTCGAACTCCGACATGGAAAAGTAGCGCGGCGGCTTCATACTTTGGGCGTGCGCTTTTTCTTTTTGAAAAGCCCCGCTATCCATTTGCCCAACTTGATCAGCGGCTCGATGACGGTAACGGCCAGCACCACCAAATTCGTAACCTCGACAAACGTCACCTTTCCGTCTTCACGCACGACGCGGACGCGCTCAATAAGATTTTCCGTGCCAACGGCTATATCCTCAACGGTGCCGTAAATGGTCTCGCCCGTGTCGGGGTCGGTAAATTTGACGCGTTGGCCGATTTTGACCACGGCGTTACTGCTCGTTTTGCTCATCTTTTTTGGATTGTGTCGGTGGCAAAAATTTGACCTGTACGCCAGTCTTCGGGCTTATTGACAATGAAAAGCCGCCCCGTTTTTTCATTACGAGATGGAAACCGAGGTACACGGTAAACGCTGTCAGGAGCGCAAGTATCAGAACTTCCAGCAGGTGATACATTTTGAAACTCGGGGTCTGGGAGGTAAACCAAAACGGCAGCCACGACAGCAGCCAAAAGCGTTGCCATAAATAGGCCTTTATCGCTCATTGTATTTTGGATTGTTGGGTTAAAAAAAGGGGCCACCAATGGCAGCCCCGTTTCGTTTACTGCGCGGTCAAGGTTACGACCGTCAACGCACGCGGCGTGCCGCCAATCGTTACGCTGGTCACGTTGGCCTCGCCCGTGAACACCAACAAAAAGTTGGACGGGTCGGAACCCGCGGCGGCGGTGAACGCAACCGAAATGCCGCACTGAATGTAGTTCAGCGAGTTGGCAGCGGTCACAAGGACTTGCTGCACTGCGCCCTCGTCCTGAATATCCGTACCGGCCGCGATGGCCACGGCGTCGCCGTCAATGGTCACGGACGTAATTTCCGCCGTGCCCGACAGGCTGTCGATGTCCAAAGTGCAGCGGTAATTGGTTTTCGCGGCGTTAAAGCCGTCACGCTCCAGCGGAAGGGAAGCGTCAACTGGGTTTGTGGACAAGTCCACGATGGTCTTAAACATGGTCAAAACGTTTTGGAATGAAGAAATTTCTCGGCGAAAATAACATCGTTGGGATGTGGGGAGTTGCCTATTGTCGTTGCAAGTTCCGTATTTTGTAAAAAACGCGGCCCAGACTTGAACGCCAGCGTTAGTTGGCCGTCTCGCATGGCATGGCAAAGCGCGTTGTCTATTTGGTGCGTCCACGGATTACGGCCAAACCATTCTAAAATGCGCTCAATTCGTTCGTGAGGCACGAAGTAGGCGTGTGTGCCAGCAAACCCCGTGCGCAGGTGCCAGTCGTCTGTAAGGGCGATTTGTTCGCTTTCGCCTCCCCACGTTATCCATCCCCAAAAAAACATATCCACGCCCTCGATTTCGGGACGGTAAAGCTCCAGCCCGGGCATTGGAAAAAAGTCGTCCTCAAAAATCCACGCGTCGAGGCCGTTCAAGTGGCACATCTGCAAGGCTTGGTAGTGCGACAACATACAGCCAAACGCGGCTTGCTTGCGCATCCCACGCACCCGGGTATTCATAGCGCCCCATTTTAACCCGTCGGGCACCAGCGCGGGATGCCACACCACGCGCTTAATCACCTTTTGGATGCTCGGAAGTGTCAAGTTTGCGAATGCGTGCGCGCGGCGCTGTTCGTCCTGCAGTCGTGTTATTACGTGTGCTACCATTTCCCTTCGGGGCATTTTACCTTACCGCCGTCCAGCGGGTGGAAATCGGCGCGCAATTTGGTTACGAAAGGACAGCCGCATTCAGTGCAGCCGCGAAAGTCAAGACCAAGCACGGTCACTTTGCCCGCCTTTGAGCATTGCTCACAAACGGCCATGCGTTCGCGGTACGTCTGCTCCGTCACCAGCGTGCCGCCCGCTTTGATAACCTCAATCAATAATTTTTTTACCATGCTTTGGTTTTTTGTGGTTGTGGCTTACCTTTGCCTATAGCAAAATAAGTGGTTTTATCTTTGCGTGGAGTACCAGTCCAAAGGCGCAAAGGGGAAAATTTAAGAGCGTCCAGTGGTTCGTGCCCGCTGGGCGCATTTTTTTACCATGTGGCGTTGTTCGGGTGGTTGTAATTGTTGCCCATGAACAAATACGTGTTGCGAGCGCGTTGCAGCCCCTCACGGTTGCGGTTCTCGCAGTCGGTGTTGTACTTTTTGACGGGCAAAAAATCATCGAGCTGCGAAAGCGTGCAAAATTGCGGATCTTTTACCTCCTCAATAGCCCACGCCACGGCCAGTTTCCACCACTCATCCGCGTCCGTGCGGAACTTATCGGCCACGGCCTGCGCGCGATCGGTCGCCGCTTGGTTCGCGTCGGCCGCGTTTATCTGCACAATGCCACCCGGGGCGACCTTGTACGCAATAGAATTGCAACTGGCGGCCATGATGACATTAGCAAGGAAGTAGGCCAGCCCTTGGTTCCAAAGCGCGTTTAGGCAATACTGGTTAAACTTTGGTGCAAGGCTCCATCCCGCGCCGCCGTTCGGGTCGGTCGTGGTGCCGTTGGCCGTGCAGACATAGACCAAACCAAGCCTCCAAACAAGGTCGCCCGAGTTGTATGTGCCAGCGGCCCAATCGGGTTCGGTGGAATAGTCCACCATATTGTTGTTGAGGAACAAGTAAAAGTCCCAGCCAATAACGTTGCGGGCCGCCTTCAGCTCTTGCAGCAAAATCTGTTTTTGCACGTCGGAAGCCGACAGGGAATAGTGATGGGAGGCGTAATATAACACCTCATTCGATGATAGCAACATTAGCGGGAGCGTTGGTTTGTTGAGGAAGAATTTGTTCGATAAGCGTCTGCACAGGCGAACGGAAATACAGCGTTTTGTTCGACATATCGGGGCGCTGAGTAGCGACCGCCAAGCCGTCGAAAATGTCCTGCCAAATGCGTTGCATTTTTTCCTGTGCGGGCTTGAGCGTCAGCACGTCGGTAACGCGCAACTGGTCAATTAGCAGGTTGCCGCCGAGCACCGTGCGCGCTTGGATTTCGCCGTTCAAAACGGGCGTGTACCCGTGCGCGCCGTATATCTTTTCTCTTGCCATTAGGCCCGTCTCTTTGATATAAGCGTGGTCAAGCATCGGCTCCAGCCTTATAGCCTGTGGAGCGGCTGCGCCGTGCGGATATTGCACCACACCAATGCCAGCGCGGTTTTGGCCCTGCATTGTGAGCGCATTGGTGATGTTGTTTTGGATCCGGCGGACGCTCTCGATCATTTCGTCGTCGCTCAATTCGGCCACGCTCATCGGGTCGGGCGCTTGGGTCACGAATAGCATCGTACCCAGCCAGCGGTTAGCCGCTTGCCTTACCAGCGCGTCCGATTGCTGCGTTTCGTAAAACATCCAAGCCGTGGCCCCGAGCGTGTCGGGCGCGCCGTACCAATCCGTCTTGGGTGTTTTTTCCGTGAAGTGAAACACGGTTTCCAAAGTGCCGTCGGCGTATTCTTGGAAGTTAACGCGGTCGCCACGGGTCACGGCGTAAAGCTTGGGAGGGTTGTAAACCCAGTAGGCAATACTCCAAATGTCGGAGTAGTAAAGCATCGGTTCGCCGCCGTGGAAAAGGTCGCGGGAGTAGGCGCAATTTGTGTACGGCAGCAGGGTAAGATGGGCGCGGCGCACGCCGCCGACCTCGCTAATCCTCATCCGTAAATAGGCGTTTCCGCTTTCCTTCAATGCCCTCCAAATCATTCCGTTTATGTCGCTGATGTTCGTAGCCGAAAGACCCAGCTCGTTTAACCACAAGCCCGTTGATAGCGTTTCTTGGGGCGTGGCCTCGCGCACCTCATCCCCAAAGCCTGCATAGTTGGAAACGCCAAGCAGCGCACGGTCGCCAAACGCCGCCTTCGCTATGCCGTTGATGGCGCTTGAATGGCTTTCGGAGTTTTCCCCGAGGCGCTGAAAGTAACGCATCATATTAAATGCGTAAAAGTCGCCGTCCATCCACGGCGGCACAATACCGAGGTAGTCGAATAGCGTTTGCAGCTCCTTGGTATCGCGGACCATACCCGGCACGGGGTTAGGCTGCGTCGTGGCCAGTTGGAATTGCTGGGAAAACTGCGCATCCGTGCGGTTATCGTAACCGAACATGGACAAAGCGCTAATATCTGGGCCGAACATAAGTTTAATTTTGAGGTGACAGACGGAAACCAATTTCCCCCTGTGAAGATAACTTATTTTAATTTAATGCTTTGCAGCCCTTAAAAAAAAGGCCCGCCCGATAAACCGAGCGGGCCAATATAGAGCGGAAAACAGACGGTTAGGCCGTCGGCAACACCACCGAGGAATCAAGCATAAAAGCCTGCGACACGGTCGTGGCCGTAAGTTGGAGCGCGGTCACAACGCCCGACCCCGTCACGGTGCCAAAGTTCACGCCGTTGGGCGAGGCCACGGTCAGCGGAACAATGGAGGGGCGAACGTTGGTTCCCGTCGTCGTGTCCTTATCGAGGCCGAGCACGAAGCGGTCACCGTTGGCGGTTTCCACTACTGCGAACAATTTGTCGCAGCAGTCAACTAAGGAAGCAATGGCGGCACGCATTGCCACGGACGTGCCCAAAAAGGACGTGTCCACGGTGTGCGTCCAGCGCGCGGGAGCCGAACGGTCGTCTCGGGTTAGCACGTTCAACGTTTGCGTGGTCGCGTCGAGGGACTCGGGCGTAAGCACGGCGAACGTGTTGTAGTACAGCAAATCGAGCGTGGTAACTTGGTCGTTGGCATCAAAGATTACGTCATCGATATCGTCAACGGGTGCCACATAGACACGCACAATAGCGCCAAATTGTTGGCACTGAGATTGGAGGTTGGAAAGAACGCAAGCCATAGTGGTATAGGATTAGGCGGTGACCACGTGGCTGCAAGCAGCCGTGACAAAATATACGTCGCGGATGCCAGCACCCACCAAAGCAGCGGCGCGGGCCTCGGTGATGCCAGCCTTGGAAGGCATATCCGAGCCATAGCGGCGGATGATGAACGCGGTGTTAACCGTGTTTTCAATCGTCTGGTAGCCGAGGGCAATCGTTAGGTTACGGGCGACCGTCAAAACGGCGTATTGCGGACGCAGGCGGAGGCCGTTGTCCAGCAGGCGGTCGGCGTACTTATTGAACGCAGGTTCCCAGATAACGGGGATTTCGGAGCCTTGGCCCGTGTAGGCAAGGTAACGCATTTCAACGCCGTTAAGCACCACAGAACGCTCAACGAAGAAGCGGGGCACGGCACCAAGGCCAGCTTCCTGACGATGCCAGTAGTTGTAACACGCTTGGCGAACGTCGCGGGAAACCAGCAGCACGGGGCGCAGGTACGTTCCATCGCCGTCCAGCAGGCCAGTACCGGCCGCGTCTTGGAGCGGGGGCGGAGCCTGAGAGAACAACGTTTCCAACGCCGTGATGACGTCGTTGTAATCCAACACACCGTTCGTGTACGTGAACGCGGGGTTGCTGAACACGGGAGCGGTCGAGCCGTCCGCATCAAGGTCGAGCCACGGATAATCGGCGGCGTACTCCTGCATCTGCTGCAACAGCGATTTGCCGTCGCAAAGTGCGTATTGCTCTTGGAGGTAGCTCAGCCAGTCAGCTTGGAAATACGGCGCGTTAGCGCTGATACCGCCGCCCGTGATGGTGCCCAGCGAGTTGTTGGCAATGGCTACGATGATAAGGCCGTCCTGCATCGCCTTAACGGCAATGGCCGCGATGTTTTGCAGGTATGCAATACCAGAGGGGGACTCGAACACGAGGCCGTTCGTAACCATTTGATTGTACAGCTCCGAGATGGGGCCGATACACTGCTGCAATTGCATCTCGACGGCGCACGCGTTGATCGTCATCGTGCGGCTGTTCGTGACGTTGCTGCGCGGGTCCCAGTCACAGTTCGCCTCTTTGGCGCGCAACATGATAGTGGGGTCGCCGCCCATCGCAATGGTGCGGATTGTACGAACGCCCTCGGGGAACGTCATGTACATGTACGTCTCGA